TAGATCATGATAACTTAGATTATGCTGATGGCGGCCGAGGCACTCAAAATACTTTTACAATTAACTACGAAGCAGTATTTTACGAAACTGGAAGAATCGATACTGAAGAAGACACACCAGATGGATTTACAAATATCCATTACGATGAAACGCCGAGTTCGCTATATGCAATTCCGCAGAGAGATTATCTAGCAATACCAGTAAGAAACCAATTAAGTGTTGTTGAAGAAACCACAACAATTACTGATATCATTAGACAAAAACAATTACAAACACAAGACGTTAGAAATAATCAAGGATATACGTTTGAAAATTTTAGAAGAAATAGGTTTAACACATTTACAACTTCTACTCCGCAAACAGGTCAATTAGTTTTTCCAAAAAAAGACGGCGAAAAATACGGTACACTTGAATTTAAACCAAGAGAAGATAGTAAAATAGACATAAATGAATTACAAAATAACCCCGGCGCATTAGAAGCTGCTAGAAGAAATTTATATAGAAAAATTTATCAAGCAGCAGGAAATCCAGGCGGAGCTGAAGAAGCTGATAATCAATATGATATTTTACGACCACAGCCAGGATTTTTAGAATCCTTAGATGAAATTTTAGGAGTATAAATGCAAGCTAATAGTAACTTACCTGCAACACCTATAAAAGGTGATAAAAAAACAACAGAATTTTTTGATACTTATTTTTCAAAAAAAATACAAGTATCAACTGATGAATTTGTAGTAGTACAGGGTTTTTTTGAAAAAAGAGGTTTTGATAAATCAGCAGCAAAAGCAGTTGCAGGGGTGTTGATTCAGCAAGCAAAAATTGACGGTGTAAAAGTTTATGAATTTTTAGACACAATGGCAAAATTTTCAAAAAATCAACTTTCTCAATTAGTAATTGAAATTCTAAACCATAACAGAGCAAGTACAAGTGTACTAGGTTATAGAAACTTAGAAACATTTAACACTCTCGAAGCTAGAAATATTTTACTATAATGCCAAACAAATGGGCAAAAGGAAAATTCACTCCAAAAAATCCTCAAAAATATATAGGAAATAAAGCGCCAACATATCGTAGTAGTTGGGAATTTGTTTTTATGAAATTCTGTGATGAGAACATGCATATTACAGAATGGATGAGTGAGCCAATGCGAATACCATATTTTAATCCAGTAAAACAAACTAAAACTACATATGTACCTGATTTCTTAGTTGCATACAAAGATAAAACAGGACAACGTAAAGTTCAGCTAATAGAAATAAAACCAAAAAAACAAATACTAGGGGAAGCACGTAGTCAACGTGATAAAATACAAGCAGTAATTAATCAAGCAAAATGGCAAGCAGCTAAACAATTTTGTGACCAAAAGAATATAGAATTTAAAGTAATTACAGAAGACGATATATTCCATCAGGGCCAAAAGCGCAAATAAATACTAGTATATTATAGGATATACTATGACAAAAAAATTAGAAGAGCTTTTTGATTTGCCAGAAAATAAAGAATTTATCGAAGAAGAAAAAGTTCAAGAAGCACAAGCTGATAATACTAAAACATACGAAAAAAGATTGCAAAAAAGTGAAGACATAGAGTCCCAACTAGCTCATGTTGATAAAATATCTTCTTCTTTGCCTAGAGTAAGTGGCTTAGGTGCAAAGTCAGATACAGAGCTTGATGACATTGCAGACAAAGCAGTTCAAAGCTATAATGATCTAATGGATTTAGGAATGAATGCAGAATTAAGATACAGTGGTAGAATTTTTGAAGTAGCAGGTTCTATGTTGAAAACTGGGTTAGATGCGAAAGTAGCTAAGTTAGATAAAAAATTAAAAATGATAGACCTACAGTTGAAAAAACAAAAGTTAGATCAAAATGTTCCTGATTCAGATACAATAAGCGGTGATGAGTTTGTAGTTGATCGCAATACACTGCTTGATAAACTCAAAGACATAGATAAATAATATATTAGGAGTGTTAAAATGAAAACTTTTTCTGATTTTTTAACAGAGTCTCAAAAAACTTACAAATTTATTATTAGAGTAGCCGGCGAGCTTCCTGAAGGCTTTGCTGATGCTTTAGAAAGAAACATAGACAAATATAAACTGTTGAATTTGTCATCACCAAAAACATCACCAATACAAGCTAAGCCTTTAGATTTTCCGCAATTACAAAATTGTGAAGTTACACAATACGAAGCAGAAGTGCAGTATCCAACAACTCCGCATGTATTAGAAAGATATTTAGCAGACTGTTGCGGTATTAGCCACAGCTACATTACAGTAAGAGGAGAAGGTGATCCTATCGAAGCACAACAGCCTGATAAATCTGAAGACGAAGAACCTTACGAAACACTGCTAGACAAAGAAGACATGGGCGGCGAAAGCGCTCAAGATTCAGTTGGTTCTAGCAGAGTAATGGAATTATTAAAGGAACTAGAAAAAGATAGATCAGACCGAGAAGTAGATCCAGTAGCAGAAGCTCCTAAGGGCGAATCAAAAGATATATCATCAGACGAAAATGCAAAATCAGTAGTAGGCGGTTAACATGAGTAACGATATAAGAAAATATATTGGTATACTTACAGAAGATGCAAATCTAAATCAGAAGTATTACACCAAAGATGGTAAGCCAGACTTAGGTGCTTTTCCTGACATAGCCAGAGCATCAAAAGATGATAACGGCAATTACGGTCCTTTTCAACAATGGTTGATTGATAACAAGAAAACACATCGAGAACATTATAGGTCATGGAAGAAGCAGTCTCCTACTCCTAACGCTTTTACAGACACAGGAATGATTCAACAATACTTTGACCAAAACTTAGATCAATTTAGCGAATTTATTGATTGGTACGAAGAAAATAAAGATAGATATAATGAAAAATTATCTCAAATAATAGATAATTTTAAAATCGTTGCAAACGAGTATCCTGAAATTGCAGATGTTTGGAACAAACGCAATAAAGCTAAAGCTAAAACTAAAATTGCAGAAGCAACAGAAATAGACGATCCCGAAGATGAAAGAGAAATTGAAGATTTTTTTAACGATAATCCGGACTTACTATCAATTTTAGGCGGTATTGACGGAGTAGGTATAGAGCAAAAACTATCAAGAGAAGCAGCAGCAATCAAAAGAGATCAAACTGATTCTGCTAATGGCGAAAAACCAAATGCTGACCCAAGTCAAACACCTCCAGCACCTGATCCTGCAACTGAGCCCGACGAAGGCGATTTTGAACCAGGTAGCACGCAGCCAGCAGATGATTTTGACGACGAACGTGAAGGAAATGATTTAAAAAATCCGTATAGTGATATTACAGTAGGTCCTGACGGTAGTTTAAATAAACCAAAACCAGGAAAGCGTGAGTTTGATCAAGAAGGCAATGTGGTTGCAAAACCAAAAGTGCCTAACCAAGCGCCGACAGGCGGAAGCGGAATTCGTAATCCATTTGACGGTGGTACTAATACAACACCAGCAAGAGATCAAAGCGGAATTGGTAATCCATTTGACGGTGGTACTAATACAACAAGTTCTGCAGTACAGGGTCAAGCAGGCACAGCAGATCCAGAAAATGACGTACTACCTAATGAACTAGGTGGTACTAATACAACAAGTACAGCAACGACCACGCCAACAACGCAATCAGCAGCAACAACACCACAACAGCAACAGCCGCCAGTTCCAAAACCACGTCCAGCAGCACAACCAAAATACTATCCTGGTGTAACAGAACCTGATTACAATAAAAGCCTTCGCATTGCTCAAAGAACACTTCAACAAGCACAGCGTAAATTGTCACAGGGCAATCTAAGTAATCTAGATAAAATGCAAGCACAAACAGATGTGCAAAGACAAAACCAACTAATTAATATGTATCAAAATGATTTGTTAGCAAATCCTCGCACAGAAAGAGGTAAACTAATTCATCATCGTAACATGTTAAATAGATCAGCAGTAGCATCAGGCCAGGCCGGAGATCAAAAAACTAGAGCAGGTTACAAAAAACAAGCTGCTCAAGTTAGTCAACAACTAAAAACAGTAAAAGAATCACGGTTTACTAACTTACAAAATTACATAAATAAGCTATAGGAGCTATTAAATGTCCAATAACCAAATGAAAACGCTTTTAGAAAGTATAGATACAATAAATGAATATTCAGCTGAATATGCAAATCCTAAGTACAACCGTTATGTTTTAGCTTTAAGCAAAGCTATAAAAGGATTAAATGCTTCAACTGATCCACAAAAGAAAGTTTTCTTCTTAGATAGAATTATAGACCTTGCAACTAAAGCAAAAACAGAATTAGATAGCATCCAAGAAGACTTTGAAGATGCTACTACTGAGCCAGATCCAATGTATGCTGATCATCAAATGATGACTCATGATTTAGCAGGCGGATTAAACAAGCAGAAAGATTCGTATGCACCTACAAACGGTGGCGACAATCCTATGTCATTAGAAGAAACTAAAATTCAAGCGGAGCTAACAGCATTATATAAATTATAATATGCCTCCTAAAAAAAAGAAACATTTACTACCGTTACATAAAAGCAATTGTAATTTTATGAATAATGCTATAGCGGTAGTAAATACTTATGGCGAAATAAAACCCTGTTGCGCATTTGCTGGGTCTAATCTGACTACAAAAACAGTTTTTGATGTAGATACACTTGATGACATGTTAACATCGTCAACATGGAATAATTACAAAAACAATTTAAAGCACTCTCGAAAAAAATACGACGCTTGTAGTGCATGCTGGCAAAAAGAAGCACATGGTATTGCAAGCAAAAGACAATTTGCTTATGATCATAATTCGAAGCTAGACAAAATTACTCCCGGAAAAATACAATACCTAGAGCTGGCTCTTGATTATACTTGCAATATGATGTGTAGGATGTGCAGGCCTGCATGCAGTAGTAAATGGCAAGCAGCTAAATTTGTAAAACAAGAAGTTTCTAAATTAGATCGCAATCATTTTACTTCGTTTGATTTAAAACCAAATACCTATAAAAACAAATTAAAACAAGTTTTAGAAAATACAGATTTATCAAACTTACGAACTCTACAATTAGTAGGTGGTGAACCATTTTACAGTAAAAATTTTGCTTTTTTAATGGAAAAGATTGCTGAAGAATGCGACCTATCTAAACTTACTTTACAAGTTACAACAAATGGAAGTATTGTGCCTACTGACTATTTTGCTTTGTTTGAGAAATTAAAATATGTTAAAATTATGTATAGTATTGATGCTGTCGGCGATTTGGCAAATTGTATTCGATGGGGTGTAGACTTTGGTATTATAGAATCAAACATCAAAAAGTGGCACAAATTAAAAGCAAAAGAAAGTAGATTTGTAAACACAGCAACTTTAAATATACAAAATTGTAATAAAATTAATGAACTTGTGTCTTGGTGTAATAAAAATCAAATAAATTTTGTTAGTGATATACTAAAATTTCCGCAATATTTACAACTTGCACAATTGCCATTAAAGGTAAGAAATAAGTTTGCTTTACAAAAAGATCTTTTTTCTGAAGAATATGCATATCAAAATGCAAAAAATATATTAATGACTACAGCACCGGTGTCAAATAAACTCAAAGAATTTTTAGAAAGCTGTAAAATACTGGATAAACATCAAGGTATACAGTTCGAAAAAGTAAATCCTGAGATTTATAATTTAGCAAAAAAATACGCAGTTTACTAGTTTTTATTGCTAAATATCTACATGAATAAAGCATTAGACGGCACTTTAGTTAAAAAGCCATATCAAAAACAAACTTATACACAACAACAAATTGCAGAATTAATGAAATGCATGGATCCTGATTTAGGATATCTATATTTTGCAGAAAATTTTGCACATATACAACATCCTGTAAAAGGTAAACTGCTTTTTGAACCTTACGAATATCAGTTAAGGTTAATGGATAGCTATCATAATCATAGATTTAACATAAACATGATGCCGAGACAGACAGGTAAAACTACTTGTGCTGCTATATATCTTGCTTGGTTTGCAATGTTTAATCCAGATCAAACTATTCTTATTGCTGCACACAAATATACTGGTGCTCAAGAAATCATGCAGCGCATACGATATGTGTATGAATTATGTCCTGATCATATTAGAGCAGGTGTAACAAGTTATAACAAAGGCTCTATTGAATTTGAAAATGGTAGTAGAATTGTAAGTCAAACAACCACAGGTACTACAGGACGTGGTATGGCAATTTCACTACTATACTGTGACGAGTTTGCATTTGTACAGCCAAACATTGCAGATGAATTTTGGACATCAATATCACCTACACTTGCAACAGGTGGTCGTGCAATTATTACATCAACACCAAACTCAGATGAAGATACGTTTGCTCAAATATGGAAACAAGCAGAACAAAAATGGGACGAATACGGCAATGAACAAGATACCGGCGTAAATGGATTTCACAGCTTTCTTGCATCTTGGGACGAGCACCCGGATAGAGATGATGTATGGGCCGAAGCTGAAATGGCTCGTATTGGTGAAGAACGGTTTCGTAGAGAGTATGGTTGCGAGTTCTTAGTATTTGACGAAACACTGATAGACAGTATTTGGCTATCTAATGCACTTACAAAAGACCCTATAATGAATATGGGACAAGTAAGGTGGTATGATAAATTAAACAAAACATCAACTTATGCTGTTGCTCTTGATCCAGCAATAGGTACAGGAGGCGACTATGCTGCGATACAAATTTTTGAATTACCGGCCTACAAGCAAGTCGGTGAATGGAGACATAACACAACTGATATACCAAAACAAATTCAAATCCTAAGAAGTATATGTACTTATATTGAAGAACAAGTAGGTAGTACAAATCTATATTGGAGTGTAGAAAACAATGGTGTAGGTGAAGGTGCACTAATTGTCATAAATGATCTAGGTGAAGAAAACATACCTGGTTACTTTGTGTCAGAGCCTATAAGAAAAGGACATGTAAGAAAGTTTCGCAAAGGTTTCAACACAACACATGGCACTAAAATTACTGCTTGTACTAGATTAAAAACAATGTTAGAAAACAGTAAAATGATAATACATAGCGCTCCATTATTAAGTGAACTAAAGGCATATGTAGCATCAGGTCATAGCTTTAAAGCAAAGCCTGGAGAATCAGATGATTTGATAAGTGCAGTGCTTTTAATCTTAAGAATGATGACTGTACTTAGAGATTGGGATCCTAAAGTTTACAATACTTTTACAACAATTGATGCAAATGAAGATTACGAACCTCCCATGCCTATTTTTGTCAGTCGCGGATATGGATAAATATTACATATTCACATACGGACGTTCTAATGAAATATTTCGAAAATTTTGAAAAGAAAATAAATTCTATTACTAAAAAATACCAATCGGTTTTAGCCGAGCAGGTCAGCAAAGCAGTAGAAATGACTTTTCCAGCATTTTCAAATTATGTACAACCTATTCCAATTCCTAAAGTAGATGGCGATGGTACCTATAAAATTGCCGGGGGCAAAAATGCACGATTATTTAAAGTCAATCAAAACGGTGAGATTAAATTTACTAAGGGTGCACCTTCGGGACCACTTTCGCAAAGCGAAAAACCATTTCAGTTTGAAGTTATTGTAGAAGATCCATCTGGTAGAAAACACGTTATAAATGTTAAAGTGCCGCATCAGAAAACAGAAATTGGTAACAAAAATACTGCTACTGATAAACTTACAATTGCCTACATGCAAGCCAAGCAAGGGCTGTCAACAGCAGGTGCTCAAAAAGAACGAATCTACTTTAGATTACAAGATTTAATTGATATATTTAAAGCTATTAAAGTAGATAATAGAATTAGTAATACACGAATAAATGCTACATATTACGGCGATCCTGCACCTTATAATTTACAGTTGAGAGGCACAACTAGTTGGGGCACTGATAGAGAAACAATTACCACAGAACAATTAAAAACAATTACAGACTGGATGTCTGTATCTTGGAACGAGCATATAAACCCTAGCATTGTTAATAACAAATATCCTAATGATGATATAAACAGAATAGGTTATTCTAAAGGACAACTTTATAATTTAGGTAATAGAATTCAAAAGATATCAAGTGAACAAATTTCACAATCATCTAAGCCAGCAAAGCCAGCAAATCCTAAAGTTTTAAACGTAACACTTGACCAGTTTGAACAAGCATTAAATTTAATTAAAGAAAAAGATGCATTAGCCAATACTCAAGTGACTTGGTCGCTTCCCGATGATGAAGAGATGACCGCAGTCGATCCGTATCAAGTCCCCTTGCCGCATGAAGCTATGTCTAAAGTTACAAATCAACCTATATCACAAACCCAAGGCGAAGTGATAATTGAAAAATTCTTTGATTATGCAACAGATGTAGATAAAAGATTACAAGCAGTAGAGCAAGGATTGTATGAAAAAGTAGAAGAAATTAAAAGTAAATATCTTTTAGTTGAACAATATCATAACATACGCTCTGGGAGTTCAAACTCTAGTGATATCCAAAGAAAAAAAGATTTAGGTAATCAAATAAAAAGTATTTTTGGGAAAGATGCTGAATACTTAATGTCTAGAGAAGTATTCATGAATCTACAAAAGTACCAAATTCAAAATATGATTTGGATTAGCGGGTTTGACGATAACTTACAAGCTCCGCCTTATAAAGAACTTGAGACTTATGTTAAAGAAGTATATATACCAACTGCTAGGAAATTGCAGCCTACTGCTAGAAAAATAGAAGCAATTTGGCCGCAGCTAAAGTCTGCGTATCAAGATTTGCTTGAAAGACGGGGTGAATACGACGAACTTAAAAAAATTTACGCTACTAACTTCTATAAACTGAATGCAGCTTTTCAACAGTTTATTTTTGGTTTGCAAGATCAAGAAATATCAAGACAAGCTGCGAAATTATTAGCTAAAAGGATAGCTGCAGAACAAGAGCTTGCAAATAGAAATCAAATAAGACAAAAAGCAGCAGCAGCAGGCAGAGATGCTAAAGTAGCTAGAGATCAAGATTTTTATGGCGGCGATGCAGACCAAGCAGCTACACGGGGCATTGCAACGGCTAGGGGTGCTGAGGATCAAGATCTATACGGAACAGATGATGATGCACCATTGAGCCAAGCAGAACGTGGTGCTAGAGATCAAGACCTATATGGACCAGATGATGATGCACCACTAAGTCAAGGTGAACGTGGTGCCAGGGATCAAGAATTATATAGAGGTGATGCAGATCAAGCAGCTACACAGGGCATTGCAACAGCTAGAGGTGCTGAGGATCAAGACCTATACGGAACAGATGATGATGCGCCACTAAGTCAAGGTGAACGTGGTGCTAGAGATCAAGACCTATACGGGCCAGATGATGATGTGCCACTAAGTCCTGAAGATGAAGCAGAGAGAGAAGAACTTGCTAACAGACAACAAGTCCGTCAAAGAGCAGAAGAACAAGCACAAGCTCGTAAAAGAGAGATTGCAGCACAAAATGAACTTGCAAATAGAAATTACATAAGACAACAAGCAAGAGATGCTGCTGAAGAAAAATTACGTAGTCAAAATGAGCTAACTGCTGCTATACAAGATCAGTTAATGTTTAATATGAGAGACGAAGACATCAGGTTGTCTCAAAATAGAAAACAAGCAGCTAACCAAGAGCTCGAAATAAGAAATGCAATTCGAAATACAGCAGCAAACTTAGCAGCATCAAAAAGAGGCGCTGAAGAACAAGATTTTTATGGTGCTGACGATGATGCTCCTCTAAGTCAATCAGAATTAAGTGCTAGAGAAGAAATGGATGTTCGTAATGCTATTAGAGCAGCCGCGGAGGAAGCTGTAGCAAGAAAAAGAGCCGGCGAAGACGAACTTGCAAATAGAAACTTTATTAGAGACGAAGCAGCTAGAATTGCTGCTCGCAATGCTACGTCAAAAGCAATGACTGATGCTTTACTTTCTAGTATTAATAATGCAATTAATAATGTAGAAAATACACCAGTAGCTGAATTAAGCTATATTCGCAACAATCTTTTTGTTGTGTTTAATATGCAAAATTTCAAAGGTGAAAAATATTTAGACATAATTTTAGATGACCCAGAAGCTATAAATGAAATTGATAAAATTGCAGAAGGAATGCAAACACTAATTACTTCTAGACTCGATGTGCTAGACAAAGATGTTGATGAAGCAATCGATATAGCAAACGGACTGTTAGCACAAGCTAATGAAAATACTAGATCAGTAGATAGAAATGTGCTTGCCGGGTTACGTCAGAATACCTTTAGTAAAGATGTAGAAGTTTTAGAAAATTTATATTTAAAAAGAGAATTTACAGCTATAGATAAACCTTTTTCTGTAGACACATTTGATACTCAAGACAAGATATTAGAATTCAAAAAAATATTGACTAAATTAGATCAAGCACTAGATATTTACAATGATCCATTCTATAAATTATCTAGAGAAATTGAAACAGATATTCTTAATTTAGCTATTAAACAAGACGATGTAGATTTAGACGACTTTGTAGATATACTTGAAAAAATAGACGAACTAGACGAACTGGTAATAGACGATGACATGCAACTGCAATATGAAACTGTTTTAGATCAATTCGAAGAAGAAGTCGACAGACAAGTAAGCTATCAATTAAATGATAATTTTAAAAAGATTAGAGATATTCGCAGAACTTTAGAAGATGCTGTGACAAATAACAAGCCTTATACTATGGAGCTATTCAAACCATATCGAGGAATTTGGGACGAATGGAAAGCAATTGGCGAAATATACAAAGCTTTAGATTTAGAGCCATCCAACACATACAAAGATCATAGTAAAAGAATTTCTGATTTAATATCATACATGCCTTTAGAAACGCTGCCTGACACAGGTCGAGGTCGCGGTAGTATAGAAACTGCTAAAAGATTATATGATAAAGTAGTACTTAATTGGGAAAGTCAAGGCTCTCCACCAACAAGAGGCGGCGGCGAAGGAGAAATGGACGTTCGTTATACGCAACTAGATGCTAAAGGTTATCCAATGTACGATAACAATCGCAAGCAGTTAATTGGAGATAGAGATAAATTAACATTTATTAGAAGTCAAGGCAGATATGAAAATCCACAAGAAGTACGACAAATGTTATATAATAGACGTCAATCTCACTTTACACGATTTAATCAATATAAAGACCAACCATCGCGAGATCCTTATATCAAAAGTTTGATTAACGGAATGAGTCAAGGCAACCGCGACAGATTTGAATCAGGCGAAGTACGCAGTTTAACTGGGTTTGGTTCAGGAACGTTTATTAAAAAATATTTAGATACATTAATTGACAAAAATGGAAATTATCTAGGAACAGAAAATGACAGTGAATAATTTAGATGCAATTGCAGACAAACTTTTTAACAAAATTAAAAGTACAACTCCTAATTGTAAGATAGGAGACAAGGACGGCAATGTGACTAATAAACCAACCGATGCTAGATTTTTTGATTTTGATTTTTCAGATAACGGCAAGGCTATTGGACAAGTGACCTGTTCTTTAGATAATGAAAAATTAACAGTAATTTATAACGATAATCTTGTAGGCGATGCAGACGAGTTAACTAGACAAAACTGGTATGAGTTTTTGAAAGGCTTGAGACAGTTTAGCAGATCTAAATTACTTGGCTTTGATGTTAGGAACATTACAAAAGACGCAAACAAAATAAGAGACTATAAATTTTTAAGTGCTAATATGGTAGCTGAGACAATTGATCTAAAAAATTATATAGAAAATTTATAAAATTTAGTTGACAAACTAAATAACATTGTGTAGTATAAGAAATATGCTTTATTACACATTTAGGCATAACATATATTTAAAGGCAATGAAAGGCAAATTAATATGACATCACTAGCTGAAATACGAGCAAAACTTCAACAACAAGAGAATAACTCAAACCAAGGACCAAGTGGTCCGAATCCAATTTATCCATTCTGGAATATCAAAGAAGGCGAAAGTGCAACTATTCGTTTCTTGCCAGATGGTGATCCAGATAACACATTTTTTTGGCGCGAACGGCTAATGATTAAGCTGCCGTTTGCAGGAATCAAAGGACAAACAGATTCTAAGCCAATTGTAGTACAAGTTCCCTGTATGGAAATGTATGGCGAGTCATGTCCTATTCTTGGTGAAGTTCGTGGCTGGTTTAAAGATCCAAGTCTTGAAGATATGGGTCGTAAGTATTGGAAGAAACGTTCATACATCTTCCAAGGTTTTGTAACTGACAATCCACTTACTGACGACGAAGCTCCAGAAAATCCAATTCGTCGCCTTATTATTGGCCCACAAATTTTTCAAATTATCAAGCAGGCTCTTATGGATCCTGATATGGAAGAATTGCCAACAGACTACACTCAAGGTATTGACTTTAGACTTAATAAAAGTTCAAAAGGCGGATACGCTGATTACTCGACATCAACTTGGGCTCGTAGAGAACGTCCGCTTAGTGATGCAGAAATGCAGGCTGTAAATCAATTTGGCTTGTTTAACCTAAATGATTTCTTACCATCAAAGCCAGACGAAACTAGCATTAAGGTAATGACCGAAATGTTTGAAGCTTCAGTTGACGGTGAAGCATATGATCCAGATGCATGGGGTGCTTATTTCAAAGCTCCAGGTATGAACACAGGTGATCCAGTTAAAACACCAGCGTCTGCACCTGCTCAGATTCCTACTGAGGTTGCACCACCGCCACATAGTCCTGAGCCCGTTAAAGAGACAGTAGCTGAAGATCCACCATTTGATACGGACCCTACTCCTGCGCCAGCAGCAGCAGAATCAGCACCGGCGTCAAGTGATATCCTTGCTATGATACGTGCACGTCAAAACGGTTAATGTTTGACTAAAGTAGAGCTATGTATTAGTAGCTCTACTTTTTATTTTTAACAGGAAATATTAATGACAATTAAATCTTTTGATCCCACTAAGTTTAGGAATAGTCTAACTAAATCTATTACAGGAATGAGTGCAGGGTTTCACGATCCAACTGATTGGATTTCAACCGGCAACTATGTGCTTAATTATTTAATAAGTGGTGATTTTCAAAAAGGCGTACCATTAGGCAAAGTTACAGTTTTTGCCGGAGAATCAGGAGCAGGTAAAAGTTATATTTGCTCAGGTAACATTGTAAAAGCAGCACAAGATATGGGCATGTTTGTAGTGCTTATTGATTCAGAAAATGCACTAGACGAAACGTGGCTACAAGCACTTGATGTAGACACCTCAGAATCTAAACTGCTTAAATTAAATATGAGTATGATCGATGACGTTGCTAAAACTATGAGCACGTTTATGAAAGATTATAAATCAACACCTGAAGAAGACCGTCCTAAAGTGCTGTTTGTAGTTGACTCTTTAGGAATGTTACTTACACCAACTGATGTTGATCAGTTTGAAAAAGGCGACATGAAAGGCGACATGGGCCGTAAGCCTAAGCAAT